GCAGGCCGTTGCGGCCAAGCCCAAGCAATCACCCGCCAGCATCGGTGCAGATACGGCTGCGGATGAAAACGCGTAGGAAACGCTTTGCCTTAACCATTTCCGAAATCACGCACAGGATGACGACATGAGTAAGCAGGTAGCCAAACAAATCACGGACGGCAAACCGATCGTCCGCAGCTTCCAGATCGACCGCGAGCGCAGCGCCATCAACGAGGACGCGCGCACCGTCGAGCTTGCATTCAGTTCCGAAACGCCCGTTGAGCGCAGTTTCGGCCTCGAAGTTTTAGACCACCGCGAAGCCAGCATTCGGCTGGATCGGCTCAAAAGCGGTGGCGCAGTGCTGGTGGATCATGATCCACGCGATCTGGTCGGAGTGATCGAATCGGTACAGATCGGCGCGGACCGGGTAGGTCGCGCCGTGGTGCGCTTTGGGAAAAGTGCGCGTGCCAGCGAAATCTTCCAGGACGTCGTGGACGACATCCGCAGCAAAGTGTCGGTCAGTTACCGGATTCACGATGCCGTGCTTGAACCCAGAGTTGAGGGCGCGAAGCAAGACACGTTCCGGATCACTGACTGGGAGCCGATGGAAATCAGCATGGTCAGTATCCCGGCAGACACTGCCGTGGGTGTTGGCCGCAGTGCTGACATGACCGCAACAACGCAAACACCTACCCTCAAGGAACCCGCAGCCATGCCTGATGACAACAAAGACACTCCCAACCCGGCCGACATCGCCGCCGCGCGCGCCGCTGGCGCCGCCTCGGGCAGCGAAGCCGAGCGCAAGCGTTCCAGCGCCATCGCCGAAATTGCCAAGCAATACGCCGCCTACAAGCTCGACGACATCGCGCGCGACGCGATCGTGTCGGGCATGAGCGTGGATGAGTTCCAGCGCAAGGCGCTCGAACACATCGGCACCACCAAAGCCCTGCCCACCGCCGAAATCGGCATGGGCAAGGAAGACCTCAAGCGCTACAGCATCATGCGTGCGCTGCGCTATCTGGCTGATCCCAAGGACCGCCAATCGCGCGAGCAGGCCAAGTTCGAAATCGAATGCAGCGAGGCCGCTGCCGAACGTTCGGTGAGCGCACCAAAGGGCCTGATCGTCCCGTATGACGTGCTCAAGCGCGACCTCACTGTTGGCACCGCCACCGCTGGCGGCAACCTGGTCGACACCACGCTGATGACCGGCGATTTCATCACCCTGCTGCGCAATGCCCTGCTGTTGCCCGGGCTTGGCGCCCGCGTGCTCACTGGACTGGTTGGCAACATCGCCATCCCGCGCCAGACCGGCGCAGGCAGCGCATTCTGGGTGGCAGAATCGGGTTCGCCGACCGAGAGCCAGCAGGCGTTCGATCAGGTGCCGATGTCGCCCAAGACCGTCGGCGCGTTCACCGACATCAGCCGCAAGCTGCTCAAGCAATCGAGCCTGGATGTGGAATCGTTCGTGCAGGGCGATCTGGCCCAGGTGCTGGGTCTCGCCATTCAGGCCGCCGCGATCACGGGTGGCGGCGCCAACGAACCCACCGGCATCATCGCAACGTCCGGCATCGGCAGTGTTGCCGGCGGCACCAATGGCGCCGCCCCGAGTTGGGATAACATCGTTGCCCTGGAAACGCTGGTGGCGGTTGCCAATGCCGACATCGGCAGCCTCAACTACCTCACCAACGCCAAGGTGCGCGGCAAGCTCAAGACCACCTTCATCGATGGCCCTGGCACCGGCCAGCGCGTATGGCAGGCCGGCGCGACGCCGCTCAACGGCTACAACGCGGCTGTCACCAATGCAGTGCCGGGCAACCTCACCAAGGGCACCGCTGTTGGTACCGCCAGCGCGATCATCTTCGGTAACTTCGCCGACCTGATCATCGGCATGTGGGGTGGCCTGGACATCCTGGTTGACCCGTACACCGGCGGCACCAGCGGCACGGTGCGCGTGATCGTGCACCAGGACGTGGATGTTGCCATCCGCCATCCGCTGAGCTTTGCGGCCATGCTCGATGCACTGACCGCGTAAACCGGTGATGACCGATTTCGCCAGCATGAATGACATCCTCCTCGACTCGCTCGGGGAGGACGTCGTGCTGCACGTTTTCGGTACCGATGTGCCGGCGCGCGGCGAATTCCGCGCGGCATACAGTGGCAACAACATCAACGGCCTGCCGATTGATATCCAAACGCCGCGGCTGTTGATGGATTCGGCGGCAGCAAGCGCGGCCGGTGTAACCGAGGGCAACACGGTAACCGTGCGCGGCGGCCTATACACGATTGCCGAAATAGATAGCGACGAAACCGGCATGACCCGGCTCGTGCTCGCGAAGTACGCGTCATGAACGACCTGCTCGACATCAAGGTGGATGCCTCCAAACTGGCCAATGCCCCGCGCGATATCGCGCGTGCCTGGCTGCGTGCGGGCAATCGCACCATCCGCAAGACCACCAAAACCATTTCAACGCGCGCGCTGCGTGAGCTCGCCGCTGCTACCCGCGTCGGCATTGGCAAGCTGCGCAAGGGCAAGCGCGCTGCCACCAAGATCACCCGCAAAGGCGGCGCTGACTCCGGCTCGGTATGGATCGGCACCGGCAGCATCAAGGCCGGGTTCCTCGGCCGCCCACGGCAGACCAAAGATGGCGCCAGCATTCGCGGCATCAACTTTCCCGGCTCGTTCGTCGCCACCGTGGCCGCAGGCCGCGACAAAACCTATCGCGGCATTTTCGAGCGCGCCAGCGCAGGTGCATTGACGATCCAGCGCCGTGGCGGCAAAACCTCATCGCTGCGCACCAAAGGTCGGCCCAGCACATCATCGCCGAATCTGCCGATCGTCGATCGCCGCGTCGAGTTTTCCCAGGCTGCCGCTGCCGTTGAGCGCACGCGAGGCGAGATCCGCCAGCGCCTCGATGTGGTGCTGGTGCAGGAACTCAACTTCGAGCTGAGCAAGCGAGGCCGCTGATGCCCAATCTGTTCGAAGCCGAAACCGCCATCATCGCGCGCCTGCGCGAGCTATTGCCTGCCGAGGTGGACGGGTTTGCGCTGCGCATCGGTTCCATGGCCAACCTGGTTGGCCGCACCGATCTGGCCGGCGTCACACCTGGTGTGTTCGTCATGCCCGGCGCATCGGATGTCAACGCCGGCGCCGACGGCGACCCCGCCGATGCCGACGCGATCACGGTAGAGGATCAGGTGTGGACCGTGGTTGCGCTGGTGCGTTTCGTGCGCGACAGCACCGACTTCGACGAATCATTCATCACTGCCGGTGCCCTGATGGGCCTTGCCTACAGCGCGCTGCATGGCTTTACGCCGGGCGCAGGCTATCGGCCGATGGTGTTTTCAGGCCAGCAGCCGCCGGAAGTTGGCGAGCGCGGCATCATCAATTTTGCAATTGATTTCACCGTGGTGCGGGCATTCGCGCCCGCTACCGCATAACCAGCAGCAGGAGAAACCAGCATGGCCCTCACCCTCAAGACAAGCCGCAAAAAGGTCGGTGCCGGCCGACTGTTTTTTCAGGAAACCGACGCACTCGGCGTGCCGATCGCAACGGGCGAAGATTACCTCGGCGACAGCCCGGGCTTTTCGCTCACCATCGCAAACCAGTCGCTTGAGGACTTCAGTTCCGATGGCCCGCTGTCAACGCTCGATGTCAACGTCGCCACCCAGATCACTCGCACGTTTGCGCTGCAGACCAAAGACATCAGCTTCGCCAACATGTCGCGGTTTTTGATCGGCGACGTGTCGCAGGTTGCGCAAACCGCCACCCCGGTGGTGGACGAACCGCACGCCGCCGTGCGCCAGGGCACCGTGCTGCAGCTTGGTGTCAGCACTACGCGGCCGGTCGGCGTGCGCGGTGTCACCTCCGTTTCGGTCACCGATGACAGCGGCACTCCGGTCACCTTCGCGTTGACCGCTGACTACGAAGTTGACGCCGAAACCGGACGCATCTACATCGTGCCCGGCGGCAGCATCACCGACGGCACCAATCTGCTGATCAGCTACACCCCGCCGGCAACTGGCTACACCCAGATCAGCGCCACCAACAGCGCACCGAAGTTTGGCCGCCTGCGCTACGTCGAGGATGCCACATTCGGCCCGGCAGACGATGTATTTGCCCCGTTCGTGCAGCTCAAGCCCGAGGGCGATCTGGCGTTCAAAAGCCGCGATGCTGTGCAACAGATGGGTTGGAGCGTTTCCGTACTCAACCCGCCTGATGGCAGCGCCGCGCTGTATATCTCCGGTCGCGCCGTCTGATGAGCATCTTCGGCAAAAAATCCGCCGAAGCCAAGCCGGCCGCTGGCGATCTGCCAGCGCCGGCCAGCGAGCTTTCGCTCGGGCCGCTGGTGGTCAACACGCGCGAGGTGCGCGCCGGTGGCGAAACGCTCACCCTGCGCGCGCGTGGCTTGGTGGAGCTTGCGCAGATGTACCAGCACCTCAAGCCGGTGCTGGCGGCACTGGAGGCTGCGCCCGATGGAACCAGCATCAGCCAGGGCATCGCGCTGGCTGCCGGCAATGCTGATGTGGCGCAGGGCCTCATCCAGGCCGCTGCCATTGGCGCAGGCAAACCGCTGGATTGGGTAGCGCAACTGCCGGGCGAGGAGCAGCTCGACCTGGTGTGTGCAGTGCTTGAGGTCAACGGCGATTTTTTCGTCCGGAGCCTGTTGCCGAAGTCAGCAACGCTGCTGGCCAACTGGATGGCCCGCCTTTTGGCTGGCCCGACCTCATCCAGTTACTTGTCGACAACGGGCACCCACCGGATTCAGTGATCCATTACACGGTGGCGCGGTTGTGGTGGCACGTGGGCGCCATACGGCGCTGCAGGGAACGCGAAAACGCAGCATTCGACAATCCCGAGGAATTTTAAGTGGCCACCCAAGCCGTCAAATTCAACATCGACCTGACCGCAAACCCAGCCGCCGCGAGGCAGTTGGGCGCCGCGCTTGATCGGCTCGGGAAAGATGGCAAGCGCGCCGGTGCTGAAATTGATCGCGGATTCTCGGGTGTCGGCAAACGCCTGAATGGGCTCAAAGGGTTGCTGGCCGGCATCGGTATCGCCGGCACCGTGCGCGCCGTTGTTGACGCCACCATCGAGCAGGAAAACGCCCTGCGCCAGCTCGATGCACGGCTCAAGTCCACCAGCGGTGCAGCGGGGCTCACGCGCAAGGAACTCGTCGACCTGGCATCAAGCCTGGAAGCGGTCACCACGTTTAGCGAAGCGGCTATCATCGAGTCGGAAAACTTGTTGCTCACGTTCACCAAGATTGGGCGTGATGTGTTCCCCGCGGCGCAAGAAGCCGTGCTCAACATGTCGGTCGCACTCAGCACCGACCTGAAGTCGAGCGCAATCCTGGTTGGCAAGGCGTTGAACGACCCGATCCTAGGTGTCAGCGCGCTCGGTCGATCCGGCGTGCAGTTCAGCGTGCAGCAAAAAGCGATGATCAAGTCGCTGGTAGATACTGGACAGGCCGCCAAGGCGCAGACACTTATTCTTGCCGAGCTGCAGACTCAATTCGGCGGAGCTGCACGCACCGCACGCGACACGTTTGGCGGCGCGTTGTCTGGGCTCAAAATCGCTTTCGGCAAATTGCTCGAAGGTAGCGGAGGTAGCGTCAACGATGCCACCAAATCAATCAACAAGCTGGCAGATACACTCAACAGCGAGGAAACCAAGGCCGGATTTGCCGCGATGGTATCCGGCATTTTCAGCGTGGCCAAGGGCGCAGCCGATGCCATTGTCGTGCTCACTGGCTTGGCCAATATTGTCAAACAGAAATTCACCACAGACGCCAACAAAAGCGCCGATGGACTGGCCTTCAAGCTCGTTGATCTCGACGAACAGCGCGCGGCCGTTGAACAAAAATCATTCACCACCAGCGAACGTATCCGAAAGGAAACACTGGCTCTGATCGACAAGGAAATCGAGGCAACGCAAAAACTGTTGGTTGAAAAACGCAAGCAAGAACAAATCGACAAGCTGGTAAACGAGAAGAATATCGTCGACATCGGCGTTGCTGGTGCAGTTGGCAGAGCACCTTCAGCCGAGCCAGTCACGCCACCGCCCAAGCCGCCCGGCGCCAATGGCAAAACCGAAGCTGAAAAGCTGCTCGAAGAATTCAACCAGCGCGAACTGGCGCTGAAGAAGGAATTGGCACTCGAAGGGCAGCTTGGCGAAGCCTCAAAGCTGCGCTTCGAAGTCGAGCAAGGTTCGCTAACCGGCCTCAATGACCAGCAAAAAACGCGTCTGCTGTCACTGGCCGACGAATTGGATGCATTGCGCGCTACCGTCGAGGAAGCAAAAACCGCAGCCGATGCGCGCAAGCAAGATCAGCAGGACGCCGCCGCGCTGATCGATGCCACCCGCACCGCCGAAGAGCGCTTCGTGGAACTGGTAATCCGGGCCGATAGCCTGATGGCCAAGGGCCTGCTGACGCTGGAAGAGCGCCAGCGCATCGTTGCCGACGCGGCCGACGAGCTAAGCGAAAAAACCGCCGAAGCGGCCAACCAGTTCCAGGAGTTCGGCGTCCAGGCCGCACGCAATCTGCAAAGTGCGTTCGCCGATTTTCTGTTCAACCCGTTCGAGAAAGGCATCGAAGGCATGTTGCGCGGATTTGCCGACGTGGTCCGGCGCATGGCTGCCGAAGCGTTGGCTGCCGCACTGCTCAAAAAGTTGTTCGGCGGCGATGGCTCAAGCAGTGGCGGCGGCGGCGGATTGCTCGGTGGCCTGCTCGGTGGCGCTGCCAAGGCATTTGGCGGCGGCAGCGCCGATGGCAACGTGTTCAGCAGCGGAAAAAAGCAGGCGTTCGCTAAGGGCGCTGTGGTAACCGGCCCAGTCACCTTCCCGATGGCGAAAGGCCAGTTTGGGTTGATGGGCGAATCCGGGCCAGAGGCCATCATCCCACTCAAGCGCGGGCCATCCGGGCAATTGGGTGTGCAGTCATCCGGCGCCGGAATGCCACCGATCAACGTCTCGGTGATCGCGGTGGATGATGAGCGCGACATCGGCCGCTACCTCGAATCACCGGCCGGGCAGCGCTCGGTCGCCAAGGTCACCCGCCTCAACGGCGGCGGCAAAAAGGAACGCTGATGGCAACCGAAATTGCCACCGCCAGCAACGCCGGAGTGGGCGGCCTCGCGCACTACGATCTGCTCGATCGCATCCGCGTGTTCTGCACCACCAATTCCACCTTGGTGGGGTTGGGGCAGGCGTGGACGGTGCTACGCTACGACACCACCGCAGCCAACCGCGAACTGATCATGCAGGCGCCGGGGCTTAGCGGCACCGAGCAGATTTTCATTGGCTTGCGCACCTATCAAGATTCCAACGCCGACATCTACAACCTGGCTGTATCCGCATTCACCGGCTTTGTGGCCGGCAACACCTTCGATACCCAACCCGGCGCCCTGGTTACTGGCGTGCCGGCGCACAACATCAGCATCCCGTACTGGCTCAACGTCAACGGCCAGCGCCTAGTGCTTGCCATGAAGGTGGGCACACCGGTCTACGAAAGCATCTACCTCGGCAAGTTTTTGCCCTACGCCACGCCCGGGCAATACCCCTATCCGGTGATCACCGGCGGCATGCTCTCCGGCGTGCCGCTCACCCGGTTTTCTGACACCACGCACTCGATGCCCTACAAGCCCAACGCGGCCGGCATGCGGCTGCGCTTTGTCGATGGGTTGTGGAAAACCGTGCAGACGTGGCCATACGACACCGCGCCGCTGCAAAGCATGTTCGGCCCGCAAACGCCGCTCGGATCGCGGATGCGCGACACCGAATCGCAGTACAGCATCGATCCGATCGTGCTCTCCGACAGCGCCAACATTTACGGCGAGCTCGATGGCGTGGGCTTTGTCACTGGCTTCAACAACGCTGTTGAAAACACCTTCACGCTGGGCACTGACACCTGGGTTGTGATTCAGGATGTCGGCCGTACCAGTTTCGGCGATTACTACGCAATGAGGCTCGACTGATGCCCTACCTCACCGGCACCGTGGCCAGCGCTACCGCCCTGCGCAGCATCGTCGAGCAAGCTGGCATCGATGCGGGCTACACCCTCGCCAGCGGCGTGTTGAGCAAGGGCGACTCTCACATCAAGCTGACCGCACCAAGCACCAATGAGTTGCGCATCGAATCTGCGCGCGATGCCGCCTTTACACTGCCGGCGCCTGGGTTTGCGCGGATCGCTGATGATGGATGGCCGGCAACCTACCACTTGTTCAGATTTGCTAACCCGGACATGGTGATGGTGGTACTGGTTGCGGCCGGGACGCGCCATCAGCACCTGGGTTTTGGCGTCATCGGCGAAAAGGTTGGCGCGTGGACGGGTGGCGAATGGTTCAGCGCTAGCAAAAGCGGTGTGGCGTATAACGCAGCAGGATTGGTGTCGATCCCAATCATCTTAAAAGGTACGTTTTTTTCGACCATAGTCGGTGATGGCACACTGTTTTCAGGCGAACCTGTTCCGTTCTGGGCAAGTCTTACACCCGGACCGGCAATGTCCGGAAGCTACCTGTTTGCCAATATAACCGGCAAACAATCGGGTTGGAGCACGGCGATCATAACACCGTCATCTGACGGTATTGCCACTGGCGGGTTTACGCACTTTGTGCAGGCCACACCAGGATTTTTGCCGCTATTACAGAGACAACCAAACGCGTGGAATGCGGAGCCTGTGCTGTTGCCGTGGAATCTGAATATGTTGCGCGATCAAGCCAAGGTGTCGCGCCTGGGCGCGCTTTCGCACCTGCGCGCGCTGCGGATCGATAACCTGGGATCGGGCGACATCATCACCCTGGGCCTTGACCGCTGGATGGTCTTTCCGGCCTCAAGAAAAAATAGCGTGGACCGCGACGGGTGGGTTGGCGGAACGGCGGCAGCTACGCAAAGCACCGCACACACCGGCACTTTCGGCTGGGCAATCCGGTACGACGGCCCATGAGCGTGATTTCCGCCCTGCGCGCGCCATCGCCAGCATCGGGCGAAATGCAGTCCGGGATTACCCCTGCGCTGCGCGCTTTTCTGTTGGAAAATTGGCCGCCTGCAAATCAGTCGCAGGCAATGCCATCGTCTGTAGGGCTTACGCCAACGCGCACTGTTGCCGCAGCCGTTGCGCGTGCCATCACTGCGGTTTGGCACGGCCAGTTTGTTGATGATTTCTACCGGCGCATCCACGTAGTACCCAGCACGATCAATCTCGGCGGCCTGGTCAGCGACCAGCAGCGCAGCATCGAAGTGTGGAACGCGCACTTTGGGCCGCGTACGCTGACCACGATCGATGTATCGGGCGGCGCCGGCATCACTGTTACCGGGCCCGCTGCGCCTGTGGCGTTTACCGCGTTGCAAAGCGTGATCTACCAGTTCGATGTTTCGATCGCAGGCCCGCCGCAGGTCGATGCGGTGTACACGTTCACGTTCGGGTCTGAGTCGCCCACGCTCACCGTGATCGGCTCGCGGGTGATCCCGTTCGCATTTGCGCCCAATTGGGGCAGCGGTTTCCGCGAAGGCCTGTCGTGGCTCACCGATGTGATCGCGTCCGAAGGCGCGCAAGAACAAACTGTGATCCTGCGCAATCGGCCACGGCGCTCAGCTGGCTTCAACGTGCTCGCCGCTGGCGACGAAGCGCGGCGGCTCGACCTGGCTATCCAGGGCTGGCAGTCGCGTGTTTACGCCGTGCCATTCTGGCCCGATGTGCAGCGCCTGCCGAGCACCGTGCCTGCCGGCAGCACAACGTTCAACATCAATACCACTGATCTGGATTTCGGCGCTGGCCGGCTGTTGATGTTCTGGCTGGGTGATGACAGCAACGAATCCGCTGAGATCGAATCAGTTACGCCAACCAACATCACATTGGCCCGGCCAACGATCAACACCTGGCCCGTTGGCACGCGCTGCGTACCGGTGCGCACTGCGCGGCTGGCTGCGCAGCAATCGGTGTCGCGCGCCACGGCCGAGGTGATGGAGGCCTCGCTGGCGTTCCGCATCACCGGCAACGATGCGCCCACGCCGGCAACAGGCGAACCGCAGTACCTTGGCCTGCCAGTATTTCTGCGCCGCCCGAACCGCGCCGCAGCCATCGATGCAGACTACGCGCGCACCGTGGAAACCTTTGATGCGCGCACCGGCCCGGAAGAAGTGCAAGACCCCAGCGAGCAAGGCCGCGTGTCGGTTGGGCTGAGCTTCGTGCTGCGCGATCGCGCTGACAAAGCATCGATGCGCGCATGGCTTGCCGCCCGCCGCGGCCAAGCCAAACCATTCTGGGTGCCCGATTGGCAGCGCGCGCTGAATCTGGTTGGTGATGTCAGCAGCACGTCGGCCACTCTCCCCGTCGCAGCGGTCAACTACGCCATTTTCGCGGCCGACCAGCAGGCGCGTGCGAATATCTACATCGAGTTGCTGGATGGTCAGCAATTCTTGCGCGGCATCACCGGCGCCAGTGCGATCAGCGCCGGGGTGGAGGGCATCGGCATCGATACGCCGTTGGGTGTATCGATCACGCCGGCGATGGTGCGCCGCCTGACCTGGCTGATGCCTGCGCGGCTGGCATCGGACGATATCGAGATCACCCATCGCAGCGCCGGAGTGGCTGAAATCACCATCCCAATCGTGAGCGTTGTGCTATGACGTTCGCAGCCCGCGAAGATAGCCGCTACGACGCGCAGCCGGGCGAACTGTACCTGTTCACCCTGGGCACCCGCGAGTGGGCATTCACCAGCGGTGATGAGCCAGTTGAGTTTCTCGGGCGCAGGTTTATACCAACCACTATCGCGCGCGGCGCCCTGTTCGCATCGCAGGATGCGCCGCGCCAGTCGCTCGACATCACTGTGTCGCAGTTCAACTCGGTTGCGCAGGAGTTTTTGCCGTCCGGCCCACCAGACCAGGAAATGGCCGTGCAGCTTTTCCGCACCCACTTTGGCGATGCTGAAGTGGCGCTGCTGTGGAGCGGCACCGTTGCCAGCGTGCGCATCGGCGGCGCCAATGCCACGCTGAGCTGCGACCCCGAGCAACTCGCGCTTGAACGCAACCTGCTCAAACGTCGATTTTCCGGCACCTGCACCAATGTGCTGTTCGACGAAAACTGCACGCTCAACCGCAACGCGTTTGCGGTTAACGCGGTGCTCAGCGAGGTGGTCGGGGTCACTCTCACCAGCTCGGATTTCGCCACCAAGCCCAATGACTGGCTCGCTGGTGGCTACATCGAATCAGGCAACTCGCCACGGCGGATGATCCTGTCGCATGTCGGCGCGGTGATCACCATCCGCGCGCCCATCGATGGCCTTGCCGGTGGGCAGAGCGTGCGCGCCTTCGCCGGCTGTGGCCACACCTTGCAGATCTGCAGGGACAAGTTCAATAACGAGCTCAACTATTGGGGCTTCGAGTTCATCGGCAACAACCTGTTTTCGAAAGGGGTGGCGTGATGGTTTGGGTACAGCTTGCCATCCTGATTGCCACCACAGTGCTCAGCAGCCTGCTGGCGCCGAAGCCCAAGGCACCGAAGGCGGCCGGACTGGACGAACTCGATTTTCCGACCGCCGAAGAAGACCGGCCGATTGCCGAATTGCTGGGCACGCGCTGGCTGAAGGCCCCGAACGTGGTGTGGTGGGGCGACCTGCGGGTGAAGCCGCTGCGCGTTTCGGCCGGCCCGTTTGGCGGCAAGACCACTGTTGGCTTTCAGTACAACATCGGCGTACACATGGTGTTTGCGCGCAAGCTCGATACCCTGCTCGCCATCAAGGTTGCCGACAAGGTGTTGATCGACAGCCTGGCGATCACCGCCAACACCGTTCTGCATGTCGATCAACCGGAACTGTTCGGCGATGCGAAAGCCGAAGGCGGCATCAGCGGCGACATGTCGGTGATGTTTGGCGCCGCAGATCAGCCCGCGGATGATTACCTCGCATCGGTATTGGCGCCCGCGCCCGTGCCGGGCTATCGCGGCGTGTTTGGCATCGTGGCGCGGCAGATGAACCTCGGCAACGCAAAAACCCCGCAGCCGTGGTCAGTGCTCGGCACCCGGCAAAGCACGGGCTGGTACCCCGCAAAAGAAGCGATCGGTTTGGACATGAACCCCGCGCACATGCTGCGCATGGTGCTGACAACCCGCGATTTTGCCGAACTGCGCGTGCTCACCTCGCGCATCGATGAGGTGAGCTTTACCGCGGCCGCCGACACCCTGTACGCCGAAAACTTCGGGCTGTCGTTCCTGATCGGGCAAGATGGCTCAAGCGTCGAGGATTTTATCCAGGAAGTGCTGCGCCACATCGATGGCAGCTTGTTCGAGGACAAGCGCGACGGGCTGTGGAAACTGGTTCTTAACCGTGCCGATTACGTGGTGGATGATCTGCTGCTGCTCGACCAATCCAACGCAGACACGCTGGACTTCGAGCAGATCGCCTGGGGCCAGGTCACCAACACCGTCAGCGTGATCTATTATGATCGCGACAGCGACAGCGACAAGAGCACCGCACCGCATCAGGACATGTCGGTGATCGAGATCGAAGGCGGCTCGGTGAGCGAAGTGCTGCGCTTCCCCGGCATCACCAACGGTGAATTGGCCACAAAAGTTGCGCAGCGCGAGCTCAACGCCCGCAACCGGCCACTGGCGCGCGTTACGCTGGAAGCGCACCGCATTGCCAGCAAGGTCGGCATTGGCCAGCCGTTCCGCTGGCAGAACCCGCGCCGTGGCGTGCCCGAGATGATCTTGCGCGCCGTGCGCATCGACTACGGCACCCTCGATGATGGCCGTATCCGCATCGAGGCTGTGCAGGATGTTTTCAGCCTGCCTGCCGCCGTGTTTGCCGCGCCGGGCGCCAGCCGCTTTGTGTCGCCACTTACCGCACCGCAGGTGATGACCCGCCGCGCGGTCATCGAAGCGCCATACTGGTTTGCGCTCAACGCTGGTGTTGCCAGCAGCGACATCGATACCTCGGGCTACCTGCTCACCGCCGGATCGCCACCCGATGGCACATCGATCGGCTACGACGTGTGGGCGCGCACCGGCGCCGATCCATTCACTGAACTGAGCACAGGCGCCGGCATGGTGCCGTCGGCCACGCTGACCGCCGATATCGGCCCGGCCGCCACCGTGGTGGCCATCACCGGCGCGGTGAATGCAAGCGATTTCGCCATCGGCAGCCTGGTGCTGATCGGCGGCATTGAGATCGCCCGCATCGATGCCACCAGCGCCACCACGCTCACCCTGTCGCGCGGTGTGCTGGACACCACGCCGCAACCGCACAGCATCGCGGCCGTTGTGCTTGGCTTTGACGATGTGGCATTTGAGCGCAGCACTTATGCGCTCGGCACGGCGCTCGATGTCAAGCTGGTCAATGCCAACCTATCTGGCAGTTTGGCGCAGGCTTCGGTGCCAGTAGACGCGCTGACATTTTCCCAGCGCGCCATGCGTCCATATCCGCCTGCGGGCCTGACAATCAACGGGCAGAGCTACCCGGCAACAGCGGCTGGCCAGATCATCGTTTCAGCCCGTACGCGCAATCGCGTCATCCAGGGCGTAAACATCGTCGACCAAAGCGCTGCATCGATAGTCCACGAAGCAGGCACCACATACACCGCCCGCTGGCTATTAAACGCATCGCTGGTACGAACCGCGAGCGGTTTGCCAGCGCCAGAGGACGTGTTCACACCGGCCAGCAATGGCACCGTAAGCGTGGAGCTCAGCGCCGTGCGCGGCAGCTTGGCCAGCAATCAGGTGCTCGCTCACACGTTCGCATACACCACTGCTGGCGGTTCATCTGCGCCCGGAGTCGGCCCGCTGCCGCTGTTTGTTTTCTCGGGTGCGCAATATGCAGCGCAGGCGTCAGCGTTTGGTTTCGGCGGCACCGTCACTTGGACGCGCGTCGGAACCGGCACTCCGGCGAATCTGGTGAACGTGTCCGCCACGGGTGCTGTGAGTTTCACCTCGCCCGGCTCCGGCCAGGTGCAATTCACCCTGCGCGCTACTGATGGCACCGACACCATCGACCGCGTGTTTACGGTTACCGTGCAAGGCGAGGTGAGTGGCACACCGGCACTCATACCAAATCTTGATTTTGAGGCCGGCGCATCGGGCTGGACGATGCCAGCGCCAGGCGTCGGCACGTTCACTATCGAGAACAACGCAGGGCTCGCGGATAGCGGCTCGTGGGTTGGCCACTATGTGGGCAACCCTGGCGCGATGGCAGGCACGCAGTTGTTGACGGACGGCATACAAGTGCTGCCAGGTAGTTTCCTCACCGTCAACGGCCGCACGCGCATCGTATCAACAGGATCAGGATCTACCACCGTAGCAATCCGGGTGGTGATCAGCAGCCAAAGCGGATCGTCTACGTTTGCCGACGTGCACAGCGTCATTGGACCGTTCAAGTTCTCATCGTCTGTGGACGGCACCTTGCCGTGGGTCGACTTGGATTCAGTCGGATTCCAGATCCGCAGCGAATTTCAGTCGCCGATTTGGTTGCGAGTGGGTGTTGTGATCCAGAATCCGGTCGGCAACACCGACGTGCTAATCGATAATTTCCGTGTCACTGCCGTCTCTCCGTCTTAAACAGGGCAAATGGCCATGCTCCAATCAATCAACCCCGAATCCATCGCCGCATGGCTTACCGCCATCGCCACTGCCTATGGCCTGTGGCGTGTGGTCAAACCGAAACTGCGCGCGAAGATCAGGGAAGCCATCGGCTCCGCGGTCACCGTCCATGTCACCACGCCGATCATGACGTGCGTCGATGATCGGATGGCGCAGGTCAATGGCTCGCTGGATGCGCTTGGCGGCACCACCAGGGCCATCCAGCAGGATGTGAAGCTGCTCACGGATGTCACCCGTGGCCACCTTGGGCTTGAATCGGACGGCCGCTTTGAGGCCAATGCCAACGGCGCATTTGTATGGGTGAGCCCATCGTACCTGCGCTGGATCGGGAGATCCGAGTCACAGATGATCGGCTGGGGGTGGGTGAGCATGGTGACCGACAGCGAACGCGACGAAGTGCTGCGCGATTACCTGTCGGCAATCAAGTTTGCGCGTGAGTTCCGCCGCACCGTCACATTCACCCACGACCTCGGGCACAGGCTGCGCGCCACGATGTTGGCTGTGCCTGTGCTCGATGGCGACGGTGACTGCCAGCGCTACGCCGGCATCGTTCAGCCACTCACGGAGGGCGAAAAATGAAACGCCTCATGTCGTGGTGCAGATTGCACATCGAGTTGACGCTGGTGTTGCCGATGATCGTGGCCGGCATCGCCGGCGCGTGGTATGCAACCTGGCGGCGTGGCCTGCCGCTGATCGAGGTGGGGCCGATCCTGGTCGATTACCTGGTCGGCCTGCTTGCCGTGGCTGGCATCGGCTACCTGGCGTGGGCATTCAAGCGCGAATACTGGTACGACCTCACCGGCGAAGCCGAAGCCGAGCTGCACGCCAAAGCCGCTGCCGGTGACAAGGGCGCGCGCTGGGTGATCGTCAAGGATCGAGTCGAATTCGTTGTGTTGCTGCTGCTGCTGGTGTTCGGCTTCAGTCGTTTCGCCGGGGCGCAGGAATCAGCCGCAGCGGATCTGATCACGAAGTGGGAAGTCAGCGGCACACAGGGCTACGTCCGCTGCTGCGAACGGCCGATCTGGCCGGGTGGTGAATCGGGTATTACCTGGGCCATCGGCTACGACGGCGGGCATCAACACCCGGATACCATCGCCCGTGAATGGCGCATGCACCCATGTGTCGCTCGGCTGGCCACCACCGCCGGCATCACTGGGCTGGATGCCAAGGCTGCGCTGCCGCGCTACCGCGACATCATCACGCCGTATGCCATGGCCCGCCGCGTGCTGATCGAGCACTCGCTACCGCGCTACAGCGTCATGGCCCGGCGCGCCTACGGCCGCGCCTACGATGCCGCACCCCAAGCGGTGCGCGATGCGCTACTCGACGAAACCTACAACCGCGGCACCGGCATGGCCGGCGACCGGCGCCGCGAGCGCCGCGTGATCCGCGATCAATGCCTGCCTGCCGGCGATTGGGCCTGCGTAGCCGAACAGCTCGCAGCCAGTTGCCGCGTGTGGGCAGGGCAACCTATCGGCGTCGGCTTGTGCAACCGGCGGCTCGATGAAGCAGCACTCGCACGCACCTTCCAACCACACGTAACGGAGATAAATCATGGCACGTCGCGATAATACTGCACTGCAAAACCTGCTGGCCGATGCGGTAGACGCTGCGTTCGGCGGTGGGTTCCTCGACATCTACACCGGCGCCCAGCCGGCGAACGCCAACACGGCGGCGTCAGGCACCTTGCTGGTGTCGATCCCGCTCCCTGCTGACCCGCACAGCGCGGCGTCGTCCGGTGTCGCATCAAAGGCGGGCACATGGTCTGCGACCATCACAGCCTCTGGCGCTGCTGGCTGGGCGCGGATGCGCAACGCCGCTGACACCATCCGCCGCGACTTCTCGGTGACTGCCACCGGCGGCGGCGGTGACTATACCGTGGCGTCTACCGCGTTCGTTGTTGGCGGCACGGCGACGGTCACGGCTGACACGATCACCCAGCCGGCGTAATGAACCAGCGCGCCGGGCGTGATCGGTCGCTGCCGGTTTACGTGATGCTGTGTCGGATATGCAGCAGACGTGGGCTGATCGAACCACGTCGTGGCGCGCGATGGCGCATGGGTCGGTGCGACCGATGCGCGGTGCGAGGCTGGCTCGTGAGCGTGGATGACATCGTGTTCACCTACCCACCGATGCGGTACACCATCAAGAGGTGACAGGTGCAAATAATTGACCATACGTTGTATCGGCGCGAATCCGCCACTGACGTGAGTTCGTAGCGTGGCTATCGCTGTCACTCTCGTCGGGTCACGCGGCAATAGCGCTGGCACGTCTGCAACGACTGGTGCGGGTACTACTGCGGCTTCTGGTAGCACCTTTCTGGTGGCGCTTTCGTATGGAATTGCGTCGCAAGGCAATCCACTATCCGTTGTGGACAACAAGGGTAACACCTTCACCCTAATATCTGGCAGTAGGTTTGCAGGAGGCAGCAGTAATTCTGCTGCGGTAGAGTGGTGGATAACCGAGAATGGGGTAGGTGGCGCTGGGCATACCGCGACGGTGACATTCTCAGGCGGTGAGGCGACGACGATCCGCCTGTTTGAAGTGACAGGCGCAACAGCGCCTGGGGTTGATGCGATTACTGGTAGAGCGTCTGTAACCACGGATGATTTAATCATTCCGGTACCGGCAACGGGTAGTTTTGCGCAGGCCGACGAACTGATTATGGCCGTAGTAGGCAATGCAGTTGGTGGAGGGATTACATATTCTGACTCTACGGGCACCTTCACCAAATTGGACGAAGAAGGTGACGGTAATAGCTGGTGGACATCAGCCGTATTCTCAAGAATCATCTCCAGCACTGCGGCGATTACTACAGGTTTTGCAGACAATGTAGGTACTGGAGCATTTCAGTACGGTTCGGTTGTGTCGATTAAACAATCGTCAGGCGGTGGGGCTGCGTTTGATCTCTCCGGGGCTGCGGTGCAAGCGGCGCAGACTGCTGGTGGCACGCTAGCCATCACTGCGCCCGTGTTCGACCTCACCGGTGCGACGGTGCAGCCTGCGCAGACGCATTCAGGCACGTTGGGCAACACGCAGACATTTACTCTCACCGGTGCGACGGTGCAGGCGGCGCAGGTGCACGCCGGCACACTTGGCGCGACCGTGTCCGCGTTCAACCTAACCGGTGCGACGGTGCAGCCGGCGCAGACGCACTCAGGCACGTTGGGCAACACTGTGCCCGTGTTCGACCTTACTGGCACGACAGTGCAGGCAGTGCAGATCGCCGGCGGTGCTCTTACTACTGGGCAGGTGTTCGACCTCACCGGCGCGACGGTACCCGCTGCGCAGATCCACGCCGGCACGCTCGCTGCGACGGTGCCCGCGTTCGACCTCACCGGCGCGACGGTGCAGGCCGCGCAGATCCATGCTGGCACGCTGACAAAGATGCCGATAGACACCATTCGCATCGGCACCAAATACCTGGTCATGGATACCACGCGCGCTTTCACCGTGCGCGACATCACAAGAAAATGGAGAATCTGACATGCTCACAGCAAACTGGCACGAACAAATTGAAAAGGTGCTCGACCCGGATTCGGACGAAGTGCTGAGCTTCGACTTCACCAACTGGCTCGACGGCGAAACGCTTGACGCGCAAACCGCGCTGGTCGATGTGGTGGGCGCCACATCGCAGGTGGAGAGCCTGGACGCCACCAGCATCGCCTTCCGGCTCACAGCCATGACTGCCGGCGCGCCAGCATCGGTTACGGTGCGTGCGGTGTCATCCCCAAGCCTGCGCAAGGACGATTTCACCCTCAAAATCGTCGTGAGGAACAAGTGATGGCCACCAAACGCAAAACCTACTTTGTCTACCGCAACGCGATCACAGGCAGATACACCTCGAGGCGGTTTGCCGAGGGCCACCCAGACATCACCATCCGCATTCGGCGGCAGCGATGAGCGGCGCGGCTGCGTTGCCGATCGTTGGCAGGGTAACCTCGCCAACAGCCACGCTGTACCTCGCCGGCGCGCTGCTGGTGATGGCGCTGCTGGCCGGTTGGTCACTGTGGCGGCTCGCGGGTGCCGGCGCACGCTGCGACGTACGCATCGCCCATGCGCAGGCACGCGGCAGCGAGGCCGTGCGAAAGCTGGTTGCGGGGCAGGAGGCTTCAATCGCGTTGATCAAAGCCGAGGATGATGTGCGCCTGCTGACGATGCAGGCCGCCATCCCAGCACGGCAGATCGAGCGCATCACCGTCTACCGCGACCGCGTGCGCACCATCACCGTGCCTGAATGCCGCGTCGACGATGCCCAGGTACAAGCCATCAACGAGGCGCTGCAATGACCCGGCTCGCGTTGCTCGCACTGTGCGCTGCAATGACCGCTTGCGCCCAGCCAGTGATCCAAGCCCCGCCACAGCCGCCGATCGCGCAATGCGATGCCGTGTGCTGGCAGCCGTGCGACGCCACAGGCATCGCCTACGCGCCAGCGCCAGCCACCACCGACGCGATTGGCGACCTGGTTCAGCAGGTGATCGTTCCGCTGCGCGGCCGCATCGACCAATGCGAGTTATCACGCCTCGCGTGCCAGCAGTGCATCGACCGGCTTGAGCGGGCTGGGGTTATTCGGTAGGCCCAAATTTTGCCCACCACCCGCTGAAACCGTTGCGCTTCCTTGTGTTCTGGTGCCCAGGAGAGGAATATCGGGCTGTTTACCGGTTTTGCCATGTTGTGCCGGTTTGGCCCGCAAAACGTGCTGCGTAGCGGCCTTCAGCGGTTCGCGTTTGCCGTGTTGCCCCACGTTTGCCCGGTTATGCGCTAACCTGTTTGCCCAAGATTTGCCCAACCGGAGGGGTGGTGGCGAGTTTCGAGCGACGGGGTAGGCGTTGGCGAGTGCGTGTGTACGTCAACGGGGTGCGCGATTCGATGACGCATGCTACCAAGGCGGCGGCATCGGCGTGGGCGATGACGCGTGAGGCGGAGCTGGCGGGTACGGCGTTGCCGAGCCGGACTGTGGCCCAGGCGTTGCAGCGGTACGCGGATGAGGTGAGCCCGACGCACCGGGGCGAGCGTTGGGAGCGGGTGCGGTTGGTGGCGATTGCGCGCAATTGGGATCTGGCGCGGCATGCGCTGGCATCGATCAAGCCGGCCGATATTGCGGCTTGGCGTGATGCGCGGCTGTTGGAGGTGGCGCCGGCGAGCGTTGCGCGTGAGATGACGCTGATGCGGTTGGTGTTCGAGCATGCGCGGCGTGAGTGGGGTTGGCTGAGCGACAACCCGATGGCGGATGTGCGCCGGCCGGGTGGCCATCAGGCGCGATCGCGGCGGGTGAGTGACGATGAAATCACCCGGGTCTGCTTTGCCCTGGGCTGGGACATGGCCAGCGTGGCGACAACGGCCGCGCAGCGGGTGGCGGTGGCATTGTGCCTGGCCGTGGAAACGGCGATGCGCTCTGGTGAATTGTGCAGCCTTTTGTGGAGCCAAGTGCTGATTGATGAGCGCTACGCGCGGCTTGAGCGCACGAAAAACGGTGATGCGCGGGATGTGCCGCTATCGACGCGAGCCGTCGAGTTGATCGGGATGCTGCCGCGCATCGATGACCGCATGCTGGCGTTGGATGATGCCACGCGCGATGTGCTGTTCCGCCGCGCCCGCGACACGGCAGGCATTGCGGATCTGCGCTTTCACGATGCCCGCCACGAAGCCACAACGCGCCTCGCGCGCCGGCTGGATGTGCTCGACCTGGCACGCATGACGGGGCACCGCGACCTCAAGAGCCTGCGGCGGTACTACAACCCGACCGCGACTGAGATTGCGGAGCGGTTGGGGTGATGGGTCACCGTGGGGTGTGTTTGGTGTTAGGCGGCACAGTCCGACGGCGTCTGTATTCCGCGTGCCATTGCCGACGCATTGCTGCAATCGCGCCAGGCGCAAGCAATCCCTTCCGGCCGCCTCTGGCGGCTGCGCAACAACCTGAGCAATGGTCAATTGTGCCGCCGTCCTTGCCACAGATTAACCCAACAATCGTTCCATGCCTGTCGCAGAACGGCGCGTCGCAGGTGCAGCTTGTTGATAGCATTGCGGCCATGGTAGCCGCCTTGTACGGCGGCCCCCTGTGAGGCTTGTGCCAGCCGGCATCAACCAGCGCAATCACCGCATCGCACAGGTGTGTTGCAGGCTCATCGCAAAACATGCATCGTTCGACCATGATGGCTATCTCAGTGCGGCCTAACACGTCATCCGAGTTGACAGCTTCGCTGCAACTCAATTCAATGGTTATGCCCCACAACCACAAAGCCCAGCCCACTCCGGCGCAGCACTTCAAGGTTGTTGGCTCCATACGCCACTAGCGCTATTGGTGCGCCGCTGTTGAAGCTTGCGCGGCGTCCGTCAACGTAGTGGAAGTGCGGGCGGCCCTTGAGAAACAGCACGCCATGCGCGTGGCCCCACACCGTGCCGTAAAACATGGCAGTTTCTGTGCGCGCAGGTATCAGCGCAATGCCGTTACCATGGTCGCGCATCTTCGACAACCACTTCACAGCTTCGCGCCCAAATGGAGGGTTACACCACACACGGCCGCGCCAAGGCTTACCCAGCCCGTCATCGTTCACGGTGTAATGCTCAGTGGCCGTCGCCCAAGGCCGGTTGATCGGTGCGCACGGGTCCAGGTCGAATCGACCAAGCACCCCAAGGATCTCGGGCGGCGTCAGCCACTCGTCGTTTTTCATCTTCGCGCTTTGGTGTCTACTCAATCCCATAACGTCCTCGCGGCGTGGCATAACTAGTCGTTCAAGGTGGGCGCGGTTGTGGTGATGCTGGGCGGCAACGGTTTCTCTTCGCCGCAGATTGTGCAGCGCAATCGCGCGTACTCCGGTGGCCATGTCTTTGTCTTTTCATACTGATGCACGCCGCCGTTCAGGCAGTCGGCTTTGCCCGGGTAGTAGTGCATGGTCGTGACTGTTGTGTACACGAAGGTTTTTCCGCACTCACCGCACTCTTGATGGAACGTTTCATCCTCGGCGTAGCCATAGCCATCGTCGTGGTTTATTTCCTCGGAAGCGTTGCAGTATGGGCAATTGACATCGTGGGCCATCACTTTCTCCTTGGTCAACCTGTAAGCATCGTGCACGCTGTTGCGGCCATGGTGGCAACATAGGCGCGCTCGCCCTGGTCATACGGCTGCGGATCGGGCTGCAGCAGGTCGCGCAAGTGGACGATGCGCAGGCCGATGCGGTGGGCGATGTGCAGCTCCAGGTGCGCGCCGGCGCTGGTCTCCCACCCCGGCATCAAGACGATGGCCTCGCAGTCGCACAGGGCCTTGAGGTCGGCGCGCATGCAGTTGGCCCAATCATCCGATGATTCGGCGATCTCGGCCGGGTTGACCACGTTAATGCCAGCCCCACGCAACGCTGCTGCGGCGGCGTGGAAGGCGGGGTAGTTGAACTCGGGGTGCCCGGTCATCGGGCCAGACAGATAGTGCAATGCGCCGATGCGCATGGCCTGCTCGCAGTCAGGCGTTGGCTGTATTGATGCGTCTGGCACGGGCACCAGGCAGTAGCCCTTGGGTGGGGTATAGTTGTCGCGCATCCAGGTGTCGGCCACCTCGCGTAAAAACGATGCGATTGTGTCGTACCTGCGCTCGCCGAACGCAGCGGACACGGCAAGCACGCGCATCGTGATATCCAGGTTGCGATTGTCCTCAATCACGGCTGTTACGGCATTGTGCAATGTGTCAGTCATCCCATTGCCCTCTATTTGTGTCGTGCTCAGGGCGCACGGCTTACCCTCTGCGTGATCCGCCTACGACGCGCAGGCGGCGGTTTGGTTTGGGTTGCTCGCCGGCCGGCGCTGCAACAGCGGTTGTGCGCGCCTTGGAGCGTTTTTGCATGGCGGCGATGATGCGCATGCCGTGCGCAATGCGCGGCACGAAATCCCACGATGCTTCGTCGATGCGCAGGCGGCGGCGGTACTGCTGCAGGCGGTCGGCAGGCGATGGCGCGGTGATGGCCTGCTGCACGAGGTCGCGCACGCCGCCGTGGCATATACCCGCTGCCTGCGCAAGCCATTGGTTGGCGCCTGCAGTGTGGCGGCTCATGCGGCATCACCGAATGGATGCAGCGTCGCCTCGCCGCCGATTTGCTGGGCGGCGCGGCGCGCAGCGGCGTCCACCGACGCGCCGGCTGCATACAGGCGTGCAGCAAGGCGAGCGGCACCGAGTGCCTGGGAGCGTTCGCCGGCGCGGAACATGCGCTCTTGGGCGAGGCGACGAACCATGAATTCACGCGGGGTGACAATGGTTTGCATGTGGCTCTCCTTACTGGACGGGGCGCGCGGCTTTGGTACGCTCAAGCTCGATAACGTCGATGAATGCCATGAGTGCATCAATCACGGTCTGATTTCTGGCGGCATCGTTACCAGCCCACCAGGCGTCGGCTTCCGCTGTGCCGATGCGGTATGGGGGGATTTTGTTCCCCATTTCGCGGATCGCAATGTAGGTGAGGCTTGCCTCGAACCCGAGCTTGTATGCATCGCTGCGCTGTGGGCCTGCCATGAACCGACGGTGCACAAACAGTTGCACCGCAGACAGGTGTAGCGCTCTTAAATCGGCCAACATGCGCGCGCTCATCGAGGCGGACTCACGGCGGCGAGTGCGGCCTTAAAGCGGATGCATGCTACGCGATGGCAATCGACGCCCTTGCACAGTTCGTCGTAGCTTGCTTTGACCATCGCCGCCTGCGTGGTTTCCACCAACATGGCCGATTCGATCAGTTCAGCGATCGCGGCACGGGCCGCCGTCATCGGCCCAAAATGTTCGTCGCCATAGGTAACCAAGCGGCACTTGATCACGTCATCCATGACGGCCAACACGTCGATGCGTGGCGCGCTCATGCCGCCACCTGCTCGGCGTGGGCCGATGCGCCGGCGCGCGGCGCGGGTGCGTAGTACTTGAGGGTGTTACGGGCTGCGGTGATCACGGAGTCGAAGGAGTCGCGCACGCCGCCGCAATGCGGCTGACCGTTGACTCTGAGCTCGTACGACCACCGGCCGGTCGCTATCCCTTCGATGTGCAGGGTGAGTGTTTTCGCGGGCTGATCCATGTTCGGCTCCCATGCCACGGGGTGTGGCGTGGGGCAACCTTATAACCGTTAGTATCGCGTGTCAATACCAGCGGTATGTTTTTCGGTGTGCTTGCTGAACGCATCCCGAGAATTTGTCTTACTTGAAACCATAGGTTGCAATTATTTCACCTCCGGCGAAACTAAAAGTATTGACAAACGATACTGGCGGTTATACCGTGCTGGCCATGAAACCGATCGACAAAGCCATTGATCTAGTTGGCGGCCGGCAAAAACTGGCCACCGCATGCGGTGTGAGCTACACAGCCGTCCAAAAATGGCGCACCAAGGTGCCTGCCGAAAAGGTGCCGGTGATCGCTGCCGCTACCGGTTACCGCGTGCCATGCGCCGCGCTGCGGCCCGACCTTTTCAGCACCGAGGCGATGTTCGGTGCCAATCAATCCGAGGCCGCCTGATGGCGCGCCTCACCATTTTCGCAGCCCGTCGGCGAATGCGCGCCGACTGCCCCCTCCCGAGCGTGGCGACAGCTGGCGGGCTGCGAACTTTCTCTCTGGGTCGGGGCGCTGTTGCTCGACACAACAGCGCGGCCATGGATGGCCCCCGGGGTTTGATCGAGCAGACGAAACACGACGGCAATCAGATGTCCATCCATGCCACGCACAGCGCTGAGCATAGCGCCAAGCCATCCATCAGATTGGGCATCGATCGTTGTCATGGGCCTGCATTCTGTGGCCTGGCATCGGGACGCATGGGGAACGATGTGTCCCGACGCTTCCCATCATTGGGGATCCAAGCATGAATCAGCAGCAAATGACGCTGATGTTTGAGCCGAACTTGGCTACCCGGCACCGCAGCCTCAAGGATTGCATCGCTACTGGTGTTTACCAGCGCGGCATTTCAGCAGTGGCGGGCAAGATCGATTCGAGTCCGAGCCATTTGTCCGAGGCGCTATCCGGTGCAGACCGGCGCAAGTTCGACGTGGATGATCTCGAGCGCTACATCGAAAAGACGGGTGACACATCACCAATCTTGTACCTGGTCGCCGAGTTCATGCGCGACCCGGCAGCGGCCCAACAAGAGGCACTTGCACGCTTGGCGATACTCGCTGATTCGCTGCCTGGGCTGATGGCAGCAGCCGGAGTTATCCCATCTGTGCAGCAAAAGCAGTGCCGAAAGTGATGGGCACGCGCGTCATTTCGACCTATCAGATTGCGATGTGCCGCAGAGCAATGCAGGCAATCGCAGTGGAGTACACCCATGAGCAAGCGCTCGAGTCGATGCATTACCTGGACACATGCGAGCGCGACCGAAGGCAACTCAGCCTACCGCTCGACCCCGCTCCCCTGCTTGTTGAGCGTGACTACGACGCGACGAACGAATAAACGTGTGCCAGGGTGAAGGTACTCCCTGGGCGTGCGCACTGCGGGTAAAAGAAGTGCGAAATCTGTGTAGTCAGTGACTTGGGAGATTAGTGAACGTGTCAGCGAACTACCAGGACGTACTCGCACAGTTGACCGGTGCCGGGCTGATCATCGACTCACTCGAAACGGGTAGAATGCGTCGGTGCAAGGTCAAGGGAGACCGCGAAAAGCGCGGCTGGTATTCGCTGCATGAGATTCAATCACAGAACGGCGAGACACTGATTGTCGGCAGCTACGGCATCTGGCACGGCAGCGACAACGGCGCGCAAAAAGTTGAACTGCGCAAGGCTGCGTTCTCAGCCGAGCAACGCGAATCAATCCGCAAGCGCATCGCCGAGGATCGCAAGCGCGCTGACACTGCGCGGCGCATCGAAAATGACCGGGCAGCGCATCGAGCGGCATCGGCTTGGGCGCGGTACTCGCTGGATGGTGAATCCGAATACCTGGCACGCAAGGGCGTCGGCGCGTATGGCGTGCGTTTCACGCCTGCCGGCGCAGTGGTCATTGCACTCACCGACGTGGCCGGTGTTGTGTACGGCTTGCAGTTCGTCCGTACCGCTGCTCAGGCAGCTGCGAGCAATCGCCCACGCAAGGAGTTCTGGCCGGCGGGCATGGCCAAGCGCGCCCACTTCCACCTGATCGGCGTGCCAGATCGCGTGGTCCTGGTTGCCGAAGGATATGCCACAGCGGCATCACTGCACCAAGCCACTGGAATTCCGGCGGTGGTTGCGTTTGATGCCGGCAACATCGCGCCGGTGTGCGCCGCACTACGCAAGCGCTACAAGACGATCAAGATACTGATCTGTGCCGATGACGACAGCCTGGCCAAGTGCAGGAAATGCGAGCACAAGCTGTCACTCACTGATCACCCAACGACGTGCCCGTCATGCGATCAGGCGCACGAACGTAACAATGCCGGCGTGCTGGCCTCCAGCACTGCCGCACTTGAGGCCGGCGGTGCCTGGATCGCGCCCGCGTTCCCGGACACGGTGGCCCGGTGGGCGAAGTTCGTCGAGCGCGACATCAAACTGACGGACTTCAACGACCTGGCGGCAGAAACTACAGCCGCTGCCGTGCGCGACCAGGTGCTGACCCGCATCTCGGCATTGGGCTGGGCCATCACCCGTAGCGCAGCGCCTGCAACCAAACCAAGGGGGGAGGGGCTGACGCCGATTGGCTCGATTGGCGAATTGCTCGACCGCTACGCGCTGGTGTACGGGCAGGGCGGCACCGTGTTCGATCGCCAGGAGCACTGCCTCGTGGCGTTATCAGACATGCGCGACGCCTGCCAGGCACGCGAACTACACCGCGCCTGGTGCGAACACCCCGACCGCGACATCGTGCGCGTCCGTGAAGTGGGCTTCGATCCCGGCTGCGACGACCTCGACATTACCTGCAACCTGTGGGCTGGGTGGCCAACCGAGCCCGTTGCCGGCCGCTGCGAAAAGCTGCTCGACCTGCTGCGCTACATGTGCGCCAACGATGCCAATCCCGAAGCACTGTACCAATGGGTGCTGCGCTGGATCGCGTACCCGATCCAGCATCCCGGCGCCAAGATGAAGACCACCATGGTCATTCACGGGCCGCAGGGCACTGGCAAGAACCTGTTTTTCGAAGCGCTGATGTCGATCTATGGGCCCTATGGCCGCGTGATTGGCCAGGACGCCATCGAGGATCGCTTCAACGACTGGGCATCACGCAAGCTGTTCCTGATTGCGGATGAAGTGATCGCGCGCAGCGACCTGTACCACGTCAAGAACAAGCTCAAGGCATTTATCACCGGCGAATGGATACGCATCAACCCGAAAAATCTGGCCGCGTACGACGAACGCAACCACGTCAACATCGTGTTCTTGAGCAACGAAGCCATGCCCGTGGTGCTCGAAGAGGATGACCGTCGGCACGTCGTGATCTGGACACCCGAGAAACTCTCGCACGAGTACTACCGCGCGGTGCTCGATGAAATCGCCAACGGTGGCGCCGCAGCGCTGCATGATTACCTGCTGCACCTCGATCTGGGCGAGTTTGGCAACGGGCAAGCCCCGCCGGTCACGTCAGCAAAATCCGAACTGATCAGCCTCTCGCTCGACAGCACCGCGCGGTTCTACTACGCGCTCATCTCCGGCGACATCCCCGGCGTTACGCCGTGTCCCGCGCTCAGCAGCAGCGTTTACGAACTGTACCGACTGTGGTGCAACCACACCGGCAACCGCGCTGCGCCGCAACAGCGGCTCATCAACGCCTGGCAGCGGCATCACCGCGTCGTCAACGCCCGCAAGCGCTACCAGGCCGGCTCGCGCATCTTGGGGCCACATGGCGTGCTGTACCTGGGCGCGAACGAACCGCCGCCCGACACCACCGAGACCGCCTGGCTGGGCGAACAGATTAGCGCCTTCCAAGCAGCCGTGCAGGACTACCGCGAGGCCAATAAATGATCGCTGCACCAACATCTGTGCGTCAGTGCGGGCTGCGGTGCGGGCTGCCTGTGCGGGCTCAAATGGCGCTGTTGCGCGCTCTCACGGGTTTGCGGCCTACCGCGCACACATGCGCGCGTAGCGTCCGTGAATCCGATACTACAAAACGCGCCCGCCCCGCCTGCAATCCTTGCGCAGCCCGCACTGCCCGCACAGCCCATATGCAGCGCGGTTCCGTGCCCGCAATCGCTGCCCGCACACCTACCCGCACCGCTGCACATTCGCGTGTGCGTCTTACTCACCTTCGCGTTTCGCGAAAAAAGGGGTGGTTGTGATGCACCCCACGGGTTCCACCTGGCTGAAGGAGGTTGTATGAGCAACACACAGGCCACGCTTGCCGCAATGCGCAGCCCGGCGTTTCAGCGCTGGGCCGGCAGCAGACTGTCCGCCGACGGCGAGACTAACGCGGTACTGCGGTGCTTGCCTCGCCCTGCGGCACGGGTGTACGCTGGCCCCGCTGCCCTCAATCGGGCAGCCGGGATTGGCGTCCCGAGCACGTTGGCGCGCAAGCGCCCATCGTCCGATGCCGGCGCTTTTTTCACGCCCGGTGCATCGGCACTGGGCCCTGCGTTGCGTCACTCGCCGGTCTATGGCGGGCGGCGCGGGGGAGCCGCAAGGCTCGCCGGTGCCAACTGCCGGTACGCCAACCCCGCGTCGTCCGTCTCCGCGATTGGCGTCGCGGTGGCGGACTCCACAGACCAGTTGGAGACCATCGCCATGAGCACCCGCACCCTTGCCGCCAACGCGCGGCCCAGCAACGTCATTGCCTTCCCATCCCAGCGCTCCCGCCGCGTGCTGCCGGCCGCGGCCGAGCGCGACCCGTTAGATCACGGCCTCGCACTGGCCGAACGCGATTTCCGCGATTGCCTGCTGCGCGACGGGATCAGCCCCGCCGAGGTGGACGACATGGTGGGCTTTCTGCTCGCCCGCTGCGCCGAAATCATTGCCGAAGAAACCCGTGGAGGTGCCCTGTGAATGCCCTGATCATCGCCAATACCCAGATTCGCCGCGATCCGACCGGGCGCTACTGCCTCAATGACTTGCACCAAGCCAGTGGCGGTGCCAAGCGGCACCAGCCGGCGAACTGGTTGCGACTCGATCAGACCGCCGAACTGATCGCGGAGATCGAAAACACCGAGAAAAGTGCGGGGGGCCTCCTCACATCTGAGGAGGCCCCCCTGTCCACGGTGAACGACGGATTCGGAAACGGCACCTACGCCGTCAAAGAACTGGTCTACGCCTACGCCATGTGGATCAGCGCCAAGTTCCACCTGCACGTCATCCGCGCCTACGATGCCCTGGTCACCGGCGCCGCCTCCACGCCGCAACCCATCCCCGCGCCGCCGAACCACCGCGCCGATGTGCTGGTTAGCGCCGGGCGCATCTTCGCCGCCGCCTTGCGCACCGCGCAGAAAACCCGCATGGCCCCGGCCCGCGCCATGCGCGCTGCCTTTGCCTGCGCGCAGCGCCACACCGGCGTGGACTGGACCGATGAGCTGGGCGTCGAGGTTGCGGCCGACCCGGCTGGCGCGGACGCAGCGCTGGCCTACGATGACTCCATTGCCTGGTTCTACACCGCGCTCACCGCCGGCGACATCCCCGGCGTCAGCGCGCGCCCGGCGCTAAGCACCAGCGTTTACGACCTCTATCAGCGCTGGTGCAGCGCCAACGGCGCCCGCATCGCCGCGCAGCAGCACTTCATCAACGCCCTGCAGCGCCGCTACGGCGTGGCCAGTGCCCGCAAGCGCTACCAGGCCGGCTCGCAAGTGCTCGGGCCACATGGCGTGCTGTACCTGGGCGACATCATCCCGCCCGTCGATCGCACCGAAACCGACTGGCTGGGTGAGCAGATCAGCGTGTTTCATGCGGCCGTGCAAACCTACCGCGAGGCCAACGGATGACCGACGGGTTACCGCAAACCTGCACGCAAGCCGAGTTCGCCCGCCTGCTCGGCTACCGGCGCAGCTACGTCACCGCGCTCAAGCGCGATGGCCGGCTGGTGCTGGCAGATGATGGGGCAGTGCAGGTGGCCGAGTCGATCGCGCGCATCGAAGCCACTCGCGACCCCGGCAAGCGCGCCGTCGCCGAACGCCACGCCGCGCAACGGGAGGCGAGGAGGGGAGCAGCGCCGGGCCAACCGCAGAACGCGCTGCCGCCGCCCGATAGCGCCGCTGCGGCGGTTGACGGCGGTAGCGAACCCGAAGCACCCACGCTCGGCTACCAGTATTGGCGCGAGCGCCGCGAGCGCGCTGCCGCGCTGAGCGCCGAGCGCGAACATGCCGAGAACGAAGGCAAGTTGCTGCGCACCGCCGATGTGGTGGCGGTGTGCGCTGGGGCGTTTGCGATCGCGCGCGCCGGCCTGGAGGCATTGGCCGATACGCTTGGGCCGCAACTGGCGGCCGAAGCCGATGAAGGGCGGTGCCGGGCACTGATTGCCGAGGCGGTGGAACTGCAACTGGCCGAACTTAGCCGTCGGCTGGGCGCACTGGATGTGACGCCGTGAACCTCGGTGCGGCAATTGCCACGGTCGCGCAGGCGTCGGCACGCGCCATTGCGCCGCGGCGGCCACTGACGGTTTCGCAATGGGCCGATGCTGAGCGGGTGCTGTCCAGCAAGCAATCACCCGAGCCCGGCCGCTGGCGCACCGCGCGGGTGCCCTATCTGCGCGAGCCAATGGATTGCATGTCGGTGCGCTCGCCAGTACGCGAGCTTGCGCTGATGTTCCCGATCCAGAGCGCCAAGTCGGAGCTGGCACTGAATGCGGTGGGCTACGTCATGGACCACGCGCCGGCGCCAATCATGGTCGCGCTGCCGGGCGAAGTGGCGCTGAGCAAGTGGATTGCGCAGAAACTCGGGCCGCTGATCGAAGAAACGCCGGCCGTGCAGCGGGCACTGACCACCACCGCCACGCGCGACGGTGCCAACCGCCGCGAGTTCAAGGACTTCCGCGGCGGACAGTTGCATCTGGAGCATGCCGGCAGCCCGCAGCGCCTGAAGTCAACCACGGTCAAAGTGCTGATCGTGGACGAAGTGGACGAATTCGCCGCTGCGTTGATTGGCGGCGACGATCCGATTTCCCTGCTGGAAGGGCGTACGTCGGCGTTTCCGGCCACGTACAAGCGCTTGTACATTTCCACACCGCAAACTCAGGGTGTCTCGCGCATCGAGGCGCTGTGGTTGGGCAGTGACATGCGTAGCTACCACGTCCCGTGCCCGCATTGCGGCCACCGGCAGGCGCTGGAATGGGCAGGCCTGCACTGGTCGGCGGATGCCAGCGAAGCCTGGTATGCCTGCCGCGAATGCGGGGCCGTCATCGATGAGCACCACAAGCCGGTAATGCTGGCATCCGGCGAATGGGTGCCCGAGCACCCCGAGCGCGGCGGCATTCGGCGCGGCTACCACCTCAATGGCCTGTACTACCCGATCGGCCTCGGCCCGCGCTGGCGTGACCTTGCGCGCATGTGGATCGGCGCGCAAAACGACCCGGCCAAGCTCAAGACGTTCATCAATGATCGCCTCGCCGAGCCGTGGGAAGACCCGGCCATGCGCGCGGTCAAGCACAACCTGATTGCCGACCGCGCCGAGCCGCTGCCGATGCGCCCGGCGCCGGCTTGGGTGCTGGCGATCACCGCAGGCATCGATACCCAGGACAACCGGCTGGCCGTACACATCACCGGCTGGGGGCGTGGGTTGACCAGTTGGACCATTGATTACGTGGAGTTGCCAGGCGATCCGGCCGATGATGCCGTCTGGGCCGGCTTGACCGACCTGCTGCTGCGCCCGATCGAGCGTTGCGATGGTGGCGTGATGCAGGTCGAAGCCGCGGCGATCGACATCGGCGGGCACCGCACCGAGGCGGTCAAGGCATACGTCCGGCAACGGCTGGTGCGGCGGATGCTGGCGATCCACGGCGCCGTGCCGAACAACGCGCCGGTGCTGGGCAAGGGCAAGCTGCAGGACATCAATTTTCGCGGCCAACTGGACAAGCGCGGCGTGCATATCCACGCGGTCGGCACGGTGGCGATCAAGCACTTGCTGTACAGCCGGCTGAGCACCGACGCCGATAAGGCCACGGAATCGCGCCTGGTGCGCTTCAGCAACGATCTCGATGCCGGCTACTTCGGCGGGCTGACTGCCGAGACCTACAACCCCGCGCGCAACCGATTCGAAAAGCGGCGCGGCGCGCCGCGCAATGAACCCTTGGATTGCTGGGTATATTCGTACGCCGCCACCCATCACCCCGAACTGCGATTGCACCGCTGGACCAAAGCCGATTGGGACCTCCGCGAGGCGGCGCTACGCGCCGGTACCCTGGACGCATCGCCGTCGCAACCGCAAGCGAACAAACCGCAACCCGCGCCAGCCAAACATCAGGCCGCGCCGCTCGCCTCATCGAACTGGAGCAAGCGCCTGTGAGCCGCAACACCACACGCGCGCGGGCGCGGATCGATGAGCTGGTCGACGAACTCACCATCGGCGCCGCCATGCACATGCGCGCCGATGGTGATGCGATCCGGCCGACCATTGCGGCCGTGGTGGCGTACCTGGTGGACGAATACCCGGGTCAGGACTTGTACATCCCGGCGTGCGTGCATTACCCGGTGGATGCGATACGGGTGGATCTGCGCGGCGGCATGTCGGTGCGGGCGATCTGCCGCAAGCACCGGGTGGGGCGGCGGACGCTGTATCGCTTGCTGGATGGCGCCACTGCCGAGGGATTGGCGGGCGCGTAGGGGTGCGTCCCGTTCCCCGAGACTGAGCGCACCCGGATGTGGATCATTGCATCCATGTCCTTCGCCACCGACCAAGTAACACTGCTGCAAGCCGCCTACACCAAGGTGCTGGCTGGGCAGCGGGTGCGCTTTGGCGAGCGCGAACTCACCCGCGCCGATGCCGCATGGGTGAGCAGCGAGCTGGACAAGTGGATGGGTCGGGCTGCCGCCGAAGCCACTCGCGCAGCCGGCGGAACGCCGGGGATTGCGATTGCCGATTTCAGCGGGTGCGGCCGATGAAGCTCGGACGCGTCGAGGCACTGATCGAACGGGTATCGCCAGGCTGGGCTGCGGCCCGCGCCCGGGACCGCGTACGGACTGCGGCCTACCGGCAGGCATACGAAGCAGCAGAGGCCACGCACCTGCGCCGCCAGTCGCGCGATTTCGGTAGCGGCAATGCCGTTGTCGCGCTGACCGGTGCGGCGCTGCGCAACCAGGCGCGCCACCTCGACCGTAACCACGACATCATCAGCGGCGGGCTGTCGTCGGTGGTGCAGAACATCATCGGTGCCACCGGCGTCAATGTGGTGCCCACGCCGCGCGATGCCGAGGGCAACGTGGTCGAATCGGTGGTCGATCAGATCATGCCGCTCTATGTCGCGTGGTCGAAACGGCCGGAAGTGACGTGGATGCACGACTGGGCCAGTGCCCAGCGCCTGTTGGCGCGCACATGGTTGCGCGATGGCGAGGCATTCGCGCAAGAGCTGCGCGGGCCTATTCCGTTTCTCGAACATGGTTCCAGTGTGCCGTTCTCCCTGGAGTTGTTGGAGCCAGACCTGGTTCCGCTCGATCTGGATGACGCCGCCCGGCGCATCCTGCAAGGGGTGGAGCGTAATGCCTGGGGCCGCCCGGTTGCCTTCCATGTGTACCGCCGGCATCCGGGCGACCCGGACGTGTTCATGCCCGATTCCACGCGCGTGCCGGCCGACCTGATTCGACACCTGCGCACCGTCGATCGCATCGGCCAGGTGCGCGGCATCAGCATCCTGGCGAGCACCTTCGCGCGCATCGAAGACCTGAAAGACTACGAAGAAAGCGAGCGGATCGCGGCCAAGATCGCCGCGAGCTTCGCCGCGATGATTATCAAGGGCGACCCAGCATCCTACGAATCGCTGCCCGGCACCGGCAACCAGCCACGCCAGATGCGCATGCAGCCGGGCATGGTGTTTGATGATCTGCGCCCCGGCGAGTCGGTGTCCACCATCGACAGCAAGCGCCCGAACCCGAATCTGGAAACCTACCGAAACGGCCAGTTGCGCGCAATTGCAGCGCCCATGCGGATCAGCTTCAGCACGCTGGCCAAGAACTACAACGGCACTTACTCGGCGCAGCGGCAGGAGCTGGTGGAGCAATACGGCGCTTATGGCGTGCTTGCCTACGAATTCGTGTCGCAGATGTTGCGGCCGATCTACGAGCGGTTCGTGGCCATGGCGGTGGTGTCCGGTGAACTGGTGCTGCCGCGTGGCGTCTCGCTGGCCAGCGCGGTCGGCGCCGATTATCTGCCGCCACCGATGCCGTGGATCGACCCGGTGAAGGAAGCCGTTGGCCTGCGCACGATGGTGCGCGCGGGTTTCCGCTCGGCCTCGTCGGTCATCGCCGAGCGCGGCGGGCGCATGTACGACACCTACGAGCAGATCGCCCTTGAACGGCGCTGGGCGACAGACAACGGCCTGGTGCTGGATACCGATCCGGCGCTGGTCAGCGCAACCGGTATCGCCCAAGCCGACGTGGCCGGCATCCCGCCGGCCGCCGTCAATCAGGACAACACCCCATGAAAACTCTCCCGCTGGCCATTGCGGCCACCTTCGCGCTCACCAACGATGATCTGGCGCGGATCGCGCCGGACGCCAAGGGTAAATCGGTCATCGCGCTGCACGCCGGCAGCGGCACCGCCGAGTTGATGATCTACGGCCCGATCGGCGATTTCTTCTGGGGCGACGGCATCACTGCGCGCGACATCGTCAATCAGATCGCCGGCATCACCGCCGATGAGATTACCGTGCGCATCAACTCCGATGGCGGCGTTGTCACCGATGGCCTGGCGATTTACAACGCCCTCAAGAAACACCCCAGCAAGATCGCAGTGGTAATCGACGGCATCGCCGCCAGCATTGCCAGCCTGATTGCCATGGCCGGCGACACGGTGTCCATGCACGCCAATACCCTGATGATGATCCACGCGCCGAGCGGCGGCGTGTTCGGCAATGCCGCCGCGATGCGCGCCCACGCCGAAACGCTCGATGCGTTCGCTGCCGCCATGCAGGTCAGCTACGCCGCGCGCGCGAGCGAGCGGGCGAGCGATATCCAGCAGATGCTGACCGATGGTGAAGACCACTATTTCACCGCCGCCGAGGCCGCCGAATTTGGCCTCATCGATGAGGTCATCGCTACCGATGCGGCCGCGCCAGCCGGCACCGCCGCAACCACTGCCGCGCTGATGTCTTACGTCACCGCCATCGCGCACGCAACGGGGCGTGTCCGCGCCACGTTGCATCGCTGCATCCAGTCGGCGACCACGCCGGCTGCTTTCGCCTCGCTCCGCGAGGGCCATCAACGGGCCGTGCTGGCCTATATCGAGGATCCGCAAATGAACCAACAATGCCATCTGATTCTGGCGAACGCAGGTGGTGGTGCCGCGCCGGTTCCGCCCGCCGTAGCCGCCGCTGCTGCTCAGCCCGCTGCGCCCGCCATCGCCGAATCGCGCGAAACCATCCTGGCGTCGCTCAACCAGCGCAACACCGCCATGCGCGATGTGTTCGCCCAGTTCCGCGACATCGCCGGCGTACCCGAGTTGGAGGCCGATTGCCTGGCCAACGCCGCGCTGACCATCGAACAAGCACAGGCGCGCCTGCTCGCGCGCGTGGGCACAGGCGCCAGTCCGCTCGGCGACGCGGCGCGCGTGGAGGTCGTCGCAGACGAATCCGACAAGCGCATCGCCCGCACTGTGCAGGGCGTACTCGCCCGCGCCGGTGTGCTCACCGGGCAGGCGGCCGACGAAGCCCGGCAGGGCAACCCGGCCGCACGCCTCAGCCTGGTCGCGCTGGCCGAGGAATCACTGATCCGCGCGGGCGTGAACACCCGCAGCATGAGCCGCGACCAGATCGCCGCGCGTGTGCTCTCGGTGCAGACCACCAGCGATTTCCCTGTATTGCTCGAAAACACCCTGCACAAGATGCTGCTCAACGCTTACCGCCTGCAGGCGTTCACCTGGCAGCGCTTCTGCGCCACCGGCACGCTGGCCGATTACCGGCCGCACAACCGCTACCACCTGGGTTCGTTCACCGATCTCAAAGAGGTCAACGAAGCGGGTGAGTACGAAACCGGCGTGATGTCCGATGGTGCGAAGGAAACCATCCAGGGCAAGCGCAAGGGCCGCATCCTGCAGATCACCCCCGAGGTATTGGTCAACGACGATCTGGGCGCGTTCACCCGGCCGACGCAGGCATTGGGTCAGGCAGCGGGCCGCACCATCGAGAATGATGTGTATGCCCTGTTTGCGCTCAACGGCGGCGCCGGCCCGGCCATGAACGATGGCAACCCGCTGTTCCATGCCGCGCACGGCAATATCGCCGCCAACGCCGGTGCGCCATCGGTCGCCTTGATCGACGCCATCCGTCAGCAGATGGGCAGCCAAAAGGACCCGGGCGGCTACGACTTCCTCGACATCCTGCCGCAGATTTGGCTTGGGCCGTTGGCGCTCGGTGGCTTGGCCCGCGAGATCAACGCCATGGAGTTCAACGACGAGGCGCAGAAGTCGCAGAAGCGACCGAACACCGTGCGAGGCCTGTTCGGCGATGTCATCGACACTCCGCGCCTGTTGGGCCCGGCCTGGTACATGGTGGCCGACAAGAACATCGAGCCGGTGTTCGAAGTCGCCTTCCTCGACGGCGTGCAGACCCCGACGCTGGAGCAGGAAAAGAGCTTCCGCACCGACGGCCTGGCCTGGAAGGTGGTGCATCGCTACGGTGTTGCCGCCGTCGGCAGCAAGGGCATCGTCAAGAACGCCGGCGCGTAAGCGCAGGCACTTGTCGCCGGCTCTCATGGGAGCCGGCGCGGATCGAAACAAACAGAGGATTGAATCGACATGGCCAAGAACTATCACAGCCCCGGTGAGCACATCACCTTCACCGCCACCGGCGCAATTGCCTCCGGGCAAGCGGTCGTCATCGGCACGCTGCTCGGCGTGTCGCTCACCGCGCTCGCCAACGGCGGCAGCGGTGAGGCGGCGATCGAAGGCGTTTGGGAATTGCCCAAGCTGCCCGGCGCGGTCATCACCCCGGGCGCCGCACTGACCTGGGATGTATCCGCCGGGCAGTTCATCATCGCCGCGCCAGCGGCTGGCGACTTGCTCGGCGCCGCGACCGCCATCGCAGGTGCCGGCAACGGTGTGGCCACGGTGCTGGCCAAGCTCAACCCCGGCAACGCGACGGTATCTGCGTAACCGTGAGCGACTTCCGAGCCATGCTTGCCGATGCCGACGACGCCGTGTTCGAGGGCCTTGGCGACACCGCGATGCTCGATGGCGTCGCGGTGATCGGCATGTTCAACGCGCCCTGGCTGCAACCGCAAATGGGCGGGATGGGCACCGGCATCGTTGAGCCGCACCTGGTCATCCGCGACGGTGATCTGGGCGCGGCAGGGCAGGGCAGCACGGTTGCCCATGATGGCCGTACCTACACCGTGGTCTCGGTGGAGCCCGATGGCACCGGCCTGACCGCGCTGGTGCTGCGAGAGGTGATGCCGTGATCAGCATGCAGATGGGCATCGACCGCAAAGAGCTCGATCAACTGCTCGGCGCGTTCCAGATCAGCAAGCGTGCGGCCAAGCGCGCCGCTGAGCGTGCCGTGCGCAAGGCGGCCAAGTGGACCGGCGGCCAGGCAGCGAAGGTCACCGGCGCCGAGCTGCGGGTGCAGCAGCGCTTCATTCGCCAGCGCCTGCGCTTGTTCCGCAAAGGCGATGGTACCGAGCAAAAAATCTGGCTTGGCCTGAACTCCGTCGCTGCCGCGCGCTTGGGGCAGGCGCGGCAGGGTCCGCGCGGCGTACGCATTGGCCAGCACTTCTTCGACAAGGCCTTCATCATCAAGAAGTACGGTGGTGGGATATACACGCGGCCGTCGGCTGATCGATTTCCGATCAGCCTGGTCAAGGTTGAAATTGACGAAGCCGGCGCGCGCGCAATCCGCGCCGTGGCGGCGCGCGCCGAAGAACGCCTGCTCACCCTGCTGCGGCAGGAGCTGAACTTCGAGCTATCTCGGAGCGGCAAGCGATGACCCTGACCGAAGCCATCGATGCGATTGCCGCACTGCTGCGCGCTGCCATGCCCGACGTGCCCACGGTGTCGGCCGATCCGCCGCCGCAGGCGCAGCGCGCCGTGCGCATGCCGGCGGTGTACCTGCAGCTCACCGAGTTGGAGCCGCTTGGCAACCCCGGCGATGGACGGGTGTCTGCCGATGCCCGTTTCGAGGCGTACTGCATCGTTGATCCGAACACGCCGCGCGCCGAGCTGGCCTGCCGCGAGCTGGCGGCGCGGGTGATCCTCGCCTTGCATGCTGCGCCGCGCCCGTTGCCAGGGCACGGCCACCTGCGGCAGCTGCGTGCTGGCGATGCCGATTTTCGCCCCGAGCTGGACGGCTACCGCCTGTGGCTGGTCGAGTTCGGCATTGAGTTGCAACTCGGCGCGTTGGAGCCGGCCGGCATCACGCCCACTGAAATCTGGCTGGGCACGTCGCCCGACATCGGCCCACCACACGTTGATGACTACGAGCAGGTCGAATGAACCCGATCGACATCACCGAACTGGCGCGCCGCCTCGCCAACCTGCTGCGCTACGGGCAGATCGAGCAGGCCGACTACGCCCAGGCGTTGGTGCGGGTGCAGTGCGATGGCTACCTCACCGGCTGGCTGCCGTGGCTCACCCGCCGCGCTGGCGGCGATGTCGATTGGTGGGCGCCGGAGGTCGGCGAAGCGGTGCTGGTGCTGGCCCCGGATGGCGACCCGGCGCTGGCCGTGGTGTTGCCCGCCGCGTACAGCGACGCCGTGCCGCCGCCGGAAACCTCGCCCGACATCGCCGCGTGGCGGTTCGGCACTGCGGTCTCCGTCGCCGTGGATCGCAGCACCGGCGCGCTGACCGTGATCGCCAGCGGCACCGTGCGCGTGCAAGCCCCGCGCGTGGAGATCGCTGCCGAGCAAGTGGAGATCACCGGCCACCTGAGCGTCGGCGATGGCGTCACCGTCACCGGCGATGTTACCGCCGATGGCATCAGCCTCAAGACCCACAAACACGGCGGCGTGCAGGCCGGCGGCGCGCTCACCGGGGCACCGCAATGAGACTGAAAATTGCTGTAACTGACAACCGCGCCACCGCGCACCGTTTGACCACACACTGAAGGAGCCTGAAATGCCCACCGATTTTTTGCATGGCGTTGAAGTTGTCGAGATCGACAACGGCGCACGCCCCATTGCCGTCGCCCGCTCCAGCGTCATCGGACTGGTCGGCACCGCGCCCGATCTGGATGCCGTTGCGTTGCCGGCCAGCTTCGCGACCCAGACCGACTGGGATGCCGCCAAGGCCGCATTCCCGCTGAACACCCCGGTGCTGATTGCGGGCAGCTTGCGCGAGGCGGCGCAGTTGGGACTGGCCGGTACCTTGCCGGCGGCACTGCGCGGCGTGTTCGACCAGACCGGCGCGCTGGTGGTGGTGGTGCGCGTGGCCGAAGGCCTCGACGCCGCCGCGACGCAGGCCAACGTGATCGGCGGCGTCGATGTTGGCACTGGCCAGTACACCGGCATCAGCGCGTTCCTCGGCGCCGAGAGCACGGTAAAGGTGACGCCGCGCGTGCTGGTTGCGCACGGCTTCAGCCAGAACGCAGCGGTGGCCAACGCGCTGTTGACGGTCGCCGATCGTCTGCGTGCAGTGGTTATCGCCGATGGCCCGAACACCGATGATGCTGCGGCGATTGCCTACGCCGGCACCTTCGGCAGCGCGCGCTTGTTCCTGGTTGATCCGTGGGTCAAGGTGCTGTCGGCGAGCGGCGCCGAAACGGTCGAACCGGCGTCCGCGCGCGTGGCCGGCCTGATCGCCAAGTCCGATTCCGAGCGCGGCTTCTGGTGGAGCCCGTCGAACCAGGAACTGCGCGGCGTGCTTGGCACCGCTCGGCCGGTGGACTTCGCCTTGGGCGACGCCAACGCGCGCGCCAACCTGCTCAACGAAGCGAAGGTGGCCACGATCATCCACCAGAACGGCTTCCGGCTGTGGGGCAACCGCAGCGCCACCATCGATCCCAAGTGGGCGTTCCTGAGCGTGCGTCGTACCGCCGACATCATCAACGAAAGCCTGCTGCGCGCGCACCTGTGGGCGGTGGATCGCAACCTCACCCGCACCTACGTCAGTGATGTGACCGATGGCCTCAACGCCTTCATGCGCCAGCTCACCGCGCAGGGCGCCATCCTCGGCGGCCGCGCCTGGGCCGATCCGGACCTGAACACACCAATCAGCCTCGCCGCCGGCAAGGTGTTCTTCAACTTCGAGTTCACCCCGCCGGCACCGGCCGAGCGCATCACCTTCCGCTCGCAGCTCACCAATGACTACCTGCAGGAGATTCTGTAATGATTGCCGACATCCTGTACGACCTGAACCTGTTCGTCGATGGCCGTGGTTACGCCGGCCGCATCAAGGAGCTCAAGCTGCCCACCCTCAAGCCGGTGATGCAGGGCTACAAGGCCGGCGGCATGGCAGCCGAGATCGACGTGCCCATGGGGCGCTTCGAAAAGCTCGAAGCCGAAGCCACGCTGCTGGCGTTCGATCGCGACGTGCTCAACGCCCTGCGCATCCTGCCGGGTGAGCTGTTCGCCTTCGTGGCGCGTGGCGCCAAGGTATCCGACGACGGCACCAAGAAGGGCGTGGTAGTCACCATGCGCGGCCTGCTGTCCGAGGTGGATATGGACACCTGGAAGCCGGGCGAGGAAATGCCGCTCAAGCTCAAAATGAGTCTGCGCTATTACAAGCTCGAAGACGACGGCACCGTGGTGTACGAAATCGACCCGATCAACTACGTGGCCGTGGTCAACGGCACCGACCAGTTGGCCAAGACCCGCGAACACCTGGCGATCTGACCATGGCCACGAAAATCTATCGAGTGCTCAAGGCATTCGTGCATCAGCACCTGCATTGCGATGCCGGCGCCACCATCAAGCTGACCGCCGAACAGGCCGAGTTCCTTCGGCATGGCGGGTTTGTCGCACCAGTAGCCGAAGCGCCACCTGAAACGCCAGCCGGCGAACCCGATGCTTCGGTGACGCCAACCGCCGATGTGCAGCCCGATGACGGTGAACGCAAACGGCGCAAAGGAGGCCGGGAATGAGCGATCGCACCGCAGTACCGCTGGCATACCCGGTAACGTCCGATGGCGTGGAGATCAAAGCCCTGTCGTTTCGCCGGCCAAAGGTGCGCGACATGTTGCTGGCCGAAAAGCAGGGCAGCAATCAGGCCGAACGCGAGGTGCGGATGGTCGCCAACCTGTGCGAGGTCGCGCCCACCGTGATCGAGGACTTGGACTTTGCCGACTACACCGCCGCGCAAAAGGTGCTTCAGGGTTTTTTGTCCTGAGGCCGGACGATGCGCGCCGGGCGTGTGCCTGGCTCGCATCGCGTACCGGGTGGGCGCTGTGCGAATTGCTCGATCTGGATGGCGCGGAGCTTACCGAGTGGGTGGCGGCGGCGAAGGCGGTTTGCCCTCGCGAATGATCGCAATGACGCCCTCGGTCAGTCGCCAGATGACAGCGGCGAACAAGACAACCGGCACCATTGCGATCAATGTACCGATGAGCGCAGCAGGGATCGAGGCGATCCAGCCGAAGCCTTCGCCGAACACCAGCCAGCCCCACAGCGATCCGAACAGAGCAATGCCGATCCACTGACCGAAGGAAGTACGCATGTCATCGAACCTGGCCATTGGCGTTACCATCGGTGCCGTATTGGGCGCGACCTATGATCGCGCGTTCAATGGTGCCACATCGCGGGTCAACCAGCTAGGCGACGCGATGCGATCATTCAAGAGTCAGCGCGGCTTGACCGAGGCGTTCGACCGCGACGAAGCCGCTGTCGGCAAGGCGCGCATTGCGCTGGAGAAGGTGCAACGCGAAGTGATGGCGGTCAAAAAGGCGCTGAAAAAAGACCCCAACAATCGGGCGCTGGCCAAGGATCTGGAAAAGACCGAGAAGACCGCTGCTGAGTTGTCGGCAAAGCTGAACTCCGCGCGCGTTGCTGCCACGAGGTCTGGTCAAGCGATGCGGCAAGCCGGGCTGGATGCAGCAAAGTCCGCGCAGGAGCACGTACGCTTGGGCGCGGCCATCGACAAGGTCGAGAGGGAGCAGAAGCAGCTCGACGCAGTGCTGTCGCGCCGCAATCAAGCCGGGGCCCGTATCGGCCAATTGCGCACGCAATTGCTTGGCCTCACCGGTGTCGCGTTCGCCGCCGGCAAAGCGATTGGCCAGGCGCTCGATGTCGAGCGGGCCACCGTGCGCCTGTCCACTGTGGTGAACGCTGGTGATGTTGATGCTGCGGTCAAGGCATCGCGGCGCAGTGCGATCGAGTTCGCGCGGGCCAACCTGACATCCGAGGGCGACGTGCTGAACATCGAGTACGCGCTCAACTCGGCAGGCTTCGAGGCATCGTTCGCGCGCTCCACGTCCGGCCTGGTGGCCAAGGTGGCCAAGGTCACCGATGGCACGGCCGAGCAGGTTGGCGAGGTGATGGCCACCGTGTTCAACAACCTGGGCTCTTCGCTGCAAGGCACGCAGGAAGAGCAGATCACCCGCATCGGCGAGTTGCTGACCAAGACCCAGTTCAAGTTCCAGATCCGCGATTTCGGCCAGCTCGGCGAATCGTTCAAGGCTGCATCGCCCACATTGGCGCGCTTCAATGTCGAGCTCGATCAAGGCGCGACCCTGATCGGCGCGCTCAACTCGGCCGGCCTGCAAGGTGGCGCGGCCGGCACTGCGCTGTCCGCCAGCTTCCGTGGGCTGGGCAAGGCATCCAAGGAAATGGGATTCCAGATCGCCAAGAACGCCGAAGGAGGAACCGACTTCACCACCACGCTGGAGAACCTCAGCCAGTCGATTGGCGGATTCGAGAGCCTCTCTGATGACACCAACGCCGCATTACAAAAAGCGTTTGGGGACGAAGGCGTCAAGGGTGTGGTGTTGCTGGGCAAGCAACTCGACAAGCTGCGCGCCGCGCAAAAGGACGTGACCGAAGGCTCGAAGGGTCTTGTCGACAAGAGCTACCAGCGTTTTCTGGACTCGGCATCGGGCAAGACCGAGATTTTCCAGAACAACGTGCGGCTGCTCGGTACGGCGTTCGGCGCCGGGCTGGTGCCGATACTCAATACCGTGCTGCCGCCGTTGGTGTCGATCACCATTGCCGTTGGCCGGCTGCTTGATGATTTTCCCGTGGTCGCCACCGGCATTGGCGTGGTGGTGGGTGCAGCGGCGTTGTGGACCGTCGGCGTGCTGGCGGCCAACGCCGCTACGTGGCTGTGGAACAGCGCCATCTTGGGACTGAAGTTCGGCACGGCATTCGCACGGCTGCGGGTGCTGACCGTGGCAACCTGGGCGTATGCGCGCGGCGCGCTGCCGGGCGCGATCTCGGCAGCATCGCGGCTTGGCTCGGTGCTCGGCGGCGCGCTAACGCGCGGTCTTGCGGTGGCCCGAGCCGGGACGCTGCGCCTGATCGCCACCATGCGCACGGCGGCCGTCACATCGTTCACGGCGATGCGTACGGGGGCCATTCGCCTGG